TGTACGTCGTCTCCTTTTTCCACTATTGACATCGTGTTGGCGTTTGAAAATCTACAAGCTATCACGCACATCTCCATTACGTCATTTCTTATCAATGTGAACGGATCGCCAGATCCCAAATTATAAGACACTGATGAACGAGTTGCATCTGCACCCCTGGATCTGAAATGGTACTTTCTAGAATATGCCAGATAGAATAGTAAACTGTCTTCGTCCAATCCTGCATCACGAGCTATCAAAATGAAGGCGTAAAGAAAAGCGGCTGTGTGTGAACTGTCTTGTTTGGAAACGTCTGCTTGTATATTCTTTGGTCCATTCATTCCTTCTGCCAAACCCAATATTTGCAATCTTGAAGACAAAACTTGATCGGACATCCCGTAATCCAATATTGCTCCATCTCGTAACATTCTCGACAAATTCAGATACAATTTGGGTTGAGAAGTTGAAAAATGTGCGTTAAAAGCTTTTGAATTTGCCAATATTGATTGTCCGTAAGGTACAGTGGCTGCAAAACCTGGCACGGCTTTTGCTTTGGTTTGAGTCTTATACTCTGCGTCTACCGTCAAACTTCTGGCTGTTTCTCCCAATGGTTCGCCAGTTATTATCATGTTCAGAGCATTTATTTCAGTTTCGGCTAACCAAGAGGCTTGCTTTTCCACATCCAATATAGTGTAATCCGATGCGTAAAAACATTCTTTGAATCGTTTGTATATGGTTGTCCCTTCCTGCATATCTGCTGTGCCGAATCTTGAAGTCTTTGTCGTTGCAATTTGTCTGTCCACTAGATTCTTAAAGGAATCGAAACCTGAAGAATTCACTTGAATGTCGGCTAGTTTGCTTGCTCCTTCAAATTCATTTCGGACGTCTGTTCTGACTACCTTCGGCCCTGGCAAACGCATTGTTAATCCTCTTTTTGGTGCGGAAGTTATTAAGTCCATTTCTTCCGGCTCTACCAAATCAAAATTGCCTTGTTCGAAACAAAAGTTTTGAATTTCTACGGTTTCCTGTCTTCCTTTGGCTAAAATTCTGGGGGCTTCCGTACTCTCTTCATAGATGTTGACAGCGTGGCCTTCCAATACCAATGGTGCTGATAATACTGCCCGTAATTTTGATATTCTTGAGTTCAATTTCATACTCATCAAAGGTTTTACCAGGTCGTCTATCGCATTTGGATGTAGCGTGTGTTCCATGTCCTCTCTTTTGTAACCCACTATGTGATGTGGCAAAAGATTTTGGCTTACAAAACTTTCTGCCACTGCCGCAGAACTAAACACCGTCAATGAATTCGTGTGCCTTGTAAACGCCACCGATATTCTGTTCAAAACGTCGTTTAACCATGCTGCTTGAACTAGTGTTACATCCGCCTCAAAGATTGCATTTACAGCTCTGGATCCTTGGACTTTTCCTATTGTCAAGTTTACATTTGGCGACCCTGCATATCCGTGCATTTTGAAGACTAGGTCCGCATCAAAATCGGGTTTTACGTTGGTAAAGAAAATTGAAGTTTCCACTTCAGATGTTGTGTCATACCAATTTTGATCAAGTCCATTCTTTCTGCAATACAAAGCGTGTGCATCGCGAGGTAACCCTAATGAAGTGTGTAGTGATAGGGT